TGTCTAGACTTACCTTCAAGTTGAGCAGATCGATCCATCTCATCGGCAAACATTGCTACGTGTTGCGTTAGCTGAGCTTGATCTTTTAGCTGAGCTTGTGATAGTCCGCCTTGAATACTTGCGTATGTTCCTAATAGGTTATTTGCTTCAGTTAAACTGTAACCTAACCCTAAGATACCTCTTCCTAACTCACCTTTAATTAAATCAGTGTTGAACTTTGCTAAAAATTTTGCCCCGTCTGCAGCAGATGATCCCATTCTTGCTAACATAGGACCGTTCTGTTTCATTACCTGAGCAAACTCGTCCATACTTAATCCCATACCTTTGGCTGTATTTCTAACTTCAGTTAGACTTCCGCCAAATGTAGCACCAACACTACTAATCTGTTGATATGTTTCTAAATTCTTTTGAAGTATCTTTTGTTGGTATGAGTACGCAGTTGCGATCATACCTAGTATACCAGGCAGGTTACCTAGCTGATCAGAAAAACTTGATAATGTTCCTGTACCGTGTATAGTTTCTGTCGCAAGTGCTTTCTGCGCTTGATAAACAGCTCTACCAGTTTCAGCAACTTGGCCAAAGCCAGCTTTAGCAAGACCTAGTGCGCCCATTAGGCCGCCACCGATTAGACCAGTGACACCTTTAACAGCACCGCCCATTAAGTCTAATCCTTTGCTAAAGACTCCTGGGCCGCCTGACGAACCTCCACCACCCCCGCCTCCGGCTGGTTGTGCTCCTCCGCCAGCACCTTTTGCTGCCAGCTGAGAAATGGCTCCTGCCATCTGTTTGTTAACGGCTAACAGTTCTGCTAAGGTTGCTTCTGAAGCTGGATTCATATGTAAAAACCTGGGTTATGTGCTAATATAAATAAAGATACTTAGACACAATGTTTATTTATTGGAGATAAAAAATGGCCACATTCAAGCAACCACTGAAACAGAACCCGTTGATGCAATACATGCGTCAGCCGAAGATTTATGTAAAACTTCCGAGCAACGGTACGTTTTGGGAAGAAGGAACTTTAAACCTTCCAGAAAATAAAGAGTTGCCAGTGTACTCTATGACAGCAAAAGACGAACTTACTTTTAAAACCCCCGACGCTCTTATGAACGGTCAAGGTGTAGTTGAAGTAATTCAGAGCTGTATCCCTAATATTAAAGATGCGTGGGCAACACCTAACATTGATCTTGATGCTATTTTAATTGCTATACGTCTTGCTACCTACGGTGAGCATATGGAGGTAAGTCACAAAGTTCCAAACACAGAAGATGAAGTAGAACATATAGTAGACCTACGTAAATTACTCGACAGTATCTTTGAACGAACTACATGGAACGAGGAAGTTGTTATCAACGAACACATTAGTTGCTACATTAAACCACTGACATATAGACACCTAACACAGACTAGTATTAAAACATTTGAAGCTCAACGTATTATGTCTGTTATTAACAACGACGAAGTTAGCGATACACAAAAGTTAGAAGTGTTTAATAAAAGTTTTAACACAATGACTGATATTACCGTTAAGTTAATTTCTGATAGTATATATGCTATTAAAACTCCAGACACCGTTGTAGAAGATCCAAAGTTTATTTTAGAATTTGTCCAAAATGCAGACAAGGATGTGTTTGATTTAATTAACAAACGTATCACTGAACTAAAAGAGCACAACGGTTTACAACCGATGACTATTAATGCTACACCGGAACAAATCGCTGCCGGTGCTCCTGAGACCTATACAATTCCAATTAGCTTTGATAACGCAAATTTTTTCGTCAACGGCTCTTAACACTCACTGACGAAGAAATTGAAGGTTACGTTAAGAGCCTTGAAAACGAAACAAACGCACTCCGTAAAGAGTTACTCAAGTTGTGTTGGTATATGCGAGGTGGATTAACTGTAGAAGAAGCATGGCAACTAGACTGGGACAGTCGTGTTGCCATTTCAGAGATTGTAAGAGAAAATATGGAAACTACTAAAGATACGGGCTTGCCGTTCTTTTAAAGCATACGTCCTAAGAAGTTGCTGTAAAATTCAACATCCTCATTAGTTGCGGTCTTCTTAATATTTTGCATAGCACCAGTTACACCCTTACCTGCGGCAGTATCTGCTTTGCTCTGTGCCAGTGCGGCCCTGCGAGCATCAAGTGCCGGATTCTTTCCGCCTTGTTGTACTTGTAAATTTGGCTGTCCTGCTGGCGCGGCTGCTTGTTTTTCTGGATCACCGGCGGCTTCACCTGCGTCAGCTTCTGCTTGAGAAGCGTATGGTTTTCCTGTCCACGAATTATATCCAAACGGATTAGCGCCTGCCGGAGCCGCTGGCTTGTCATCACCTGGCTTGACTTGACCAATTGGGTCAGTAGGTGCTAGAGAATTTGCAGCTGGTTCCTTAGCTGGAGATGGTGCTGTGTTTGTACTTGCGGCGTTGTTTGAGTTAACTGCTTGACCAATACCTGGCTCAGTCTTTGGAGGAGGAGCTAGTGGAGTTGGTTCTTGTGCGGCTGGAGCCTGTTGAGCACCTGCGGCTTTTTGTTGTGCTTTTAGATCTGCTAACTCTGCTTCTTTAGCTTTGATTTGAGCTGCAAGATCTTGCCCACCACCTGCTGGAGCACCTCCGGCTGCGGCAGGAGCGGCGCCTTTACCTGTTAGACGAGCAAACTCCTGATCGCGAACAGAAGTATCTTTAGGTGTTGGCTGTTTCCATCCACCTACGTGAGCTCGACCTGCTGCCTGACCCTTTTGATATTGATCCTTAGCACCTTTCCAAGCACCTGATATAGCACCTAGGCCTTTGCCTACAGCACCTACGACACTACCTGCGCCACTTGCGATAGAGCCTAATACCCCTTCGTCAGTTGTTTGTGATTCTGTTATTAATTCTGCGATTTTCATTTAGTTAACTCCTAACCTATATGTGGAAAATGTATTCTTTTATTTATATACGAACTGCGTTCGTATGCTCTTTCGCTAACGCTCAGAGCATTTATTTCTTTTAGTTAAGTGTGAAACTATTATTTTACTACGAAGTAGTTTAAGTATTATCTAGATCGTTCAGTCACACTTTGCCCAGACAGGGCAAAAAATGAAAACATTATCTGAGTCGAACATGTATCACCTAGCGTTAGAGCAGTTACAGTGGCGGTTGACCGGTACCACGAGCTCCGTCTTTATACAACGGCATTTACTATACATACGCTAACATACATAGTAAACCAGGGTTTCTCTCCCTTCCTTTTGCCTTTTTTCATCTTTCAAACAGCAAAACCGCGGCGAATTTGCGATCTACGTCCTGTAAAGGATAGTTGCTGAGTACTCTTGCGGCAAGAGATTTCCATCCCTGTGATCCAAAATCCAGGTTTAGGACGCCCGATGTTTGCTGGCGCTGGCTTATTACCGCGTGTGAGCCTAAATTTTATTTTTTATATGGGAGCCATGGACACGGACAGAGATTTGTCCGTTGTAGTATTCGTTTGATTCTAATACTTTGCGGTCGAATTGTTCGCGGGCCTCAATGTAACTTGTTTCTGCTTTGCTTTTACAGTAGTGCAATATTTCTCTTGTGAAATTGTCTTTGCCATGAAGCTCAACATCTTTGTTGAGTTCTATATTTGAGCCATAATAATCTTGCCAGTCGCTGTCGATTTTGCTTCTGATCTTCTTTTTCTTCTTTGTGCCGTTCTTTAACGTTACCGTCTTGTAGGTCGTTTTACTAAATTTTGCTAATTTTTTGCCAATATAAAGCCTGCCAGAAGTATTACAAGAGATAAGATAAACAAATCCCACGCAATCTTCGGGCAGTTCCGTAACTATGGAACCTTTATGGTACCAAGTCATTGATTACTTTGTAACCTTGGCTTCCTTGCGAGCGTTCTTCTCAGCAGTAATTTCATTACGACGAGCTTTAACTAGCTTGCCAACTTCACCTAGTGCTTTGCGAGCGCGGGTTCCTGCGGCACTATTGCCTGATGAAAACTTTGCGTCCTCTGCTAGGAACGCTTCGAATTCTGCTTTAATTTGTTCAACGGTGTTACTCATTTGGTTTTCCTTTTTGTTTATTTTTCTCAGCCCATCGAGCTTGTTGTTCAGCTTTCATCTCTCGATGTAAGAGTATAATTTCATCTCTAAGCGGAACAGTTACTCTACGCATATCACTTAGTATTCTTCTTAATTCCCTTGTTGCTCTTTGAGTTTGTTTTCTCTCAAAGTCAATATTGGCATTATGAAGATCGACTAATAGATCTAAATACGCTTTGTATAGCTCTCTGTACTTGTTTATTCTCATTCTTCTATGTAGTCGGCTGAATTTGAATAATTGGTAAATCCGTTTTCCTTAATTACTTTAAGGACATTGTTTACCCGCCCAATTAATTCATCTTTGTGACTGATTAGGTAAATGTTCTTGTTACGCTCACGTGCCATCTTCTTGAGAACTGCTAATCCTGCTTCGACGCCTGCGGCGTCCATACCAGAATCAATTAGCTCATCAATGAATAGCAGGTTAACGTGCTTGTATAGGTTTTCCCACACATCTCTAAACGCAAAACTTAGCGATAAAATCAAACGATTCCGTTCGCCACGACTTAGGTTATCAAAATCTAAGTCCTGTCCTAGTTGAGTAATCTCAACATTTAGATCGTTTTGGAATATTACTCTATGCGGTAATCCTAACTTGTCGATATAATATCCTAGACGTTTGTTTAGATATGTCAAGTTTTGATCAATAATCTTTTTACGAATAAAGCTGTCCTTGTTTGTTAACAACTTTAATAAAAATTCTTGATGATCTCTTAGTTTGACTAGATCATTAACAGGAGTCCAGTCAATTTCGACCAATGCTGTGTGTGTTAATTCTTGAATTTGTTCCGCGTAAGGGTTTCCTTCTAACGCTTTTTCATGAAGGCTTCTTTCGAGGCTGGCAAGATTATTCTTATGACCCAGCGCATCTGCTTCGGCGTCATAGAATGTAATTGGTTTCCTTCCAGGTTCTCCAATGTCTTCAATTTGTTTGTTTACATTTGTTAAATCTTTATTAACTTTTTTACTGTAAATTAAACTGTCGTCGTAATCTTTTTGGGCTGTGGCCAACATTTCTTCATGCTTGTGATCATGTAATTCCTGTTCACACGAAGGGCAGGTCTTATTCGCAAGCGTTTTAATTTCAGTTTCATATTTCTTTAATGCTTTGTCCGCTTGAATCTTAGATGACTCAAGACTAGACTTTAGTTTTGTTAGATCTTTTAGTTTGGTATTGTTTTCAGTCCACACTTTTGTAGACTCGTGTAGTCGAAGTTCTTCATCAATGTCAACGCTCTCTAAGTTTACAATCGCTTTGCCTAAGTTTTCAAGTTCAGATTGTTGCTTACTGTCCCAAGCATTGCTCTTAATTTGTAAACTGTTGATGCTTTTCTGTACATTTTCGTTGGCAGTTTTGACGCCTTCTATCTTAAATGTTTCTTGCTGAATGTTATCTTTAGTAGTCTTGACTAATAGTTTAAGACCCTCAGCTTTTTCACTTAGAAGTGTAATACCTAGCAGTTGTTCAATGACTTCGCGTTGTTCTGCCGCTTTCATGCTAAGGAACGGCTCTGTATATGTGTTTAACGCAACTAAATGCTTGAACATTGTAGGAGCCATACCAAGCATCTGTTCAATAAATTTCTGCGTTTCGCGGCTATCGCCTTGACTTTCGTCTTCGTCGTTGGCTTTCTTTTGCTCGTTATTAACAAATAACTTGAGTACGTTGGGCTTACGACCGCGTTCAATACGATAACTTGCGCCGTCGTTGTCAAATTCAACAGTGACTAACATGCCTTTGCCGTTAGTTTTGTTGATTAAGTTTTCTTTTTTAATGTTTGTAAGCGCATTGCCGTATAGAGCATAGCATAACGCATTGACAATCGTAGTCTTGCCTGTGCCGTTACGCGATCCGCTGTCGTCGCCGCCTAGGTCCATGTTTTCACCTAGTACAAGAGTTAGTGCTTCTTTATCAAAGTCGACCGCTTGAGTCTGGTTGCCCACACTCATAAAGTTTTTTACAGTTATATTTTTTATTTTAAACATCAGAGATTATTGTAAATGTCCAGTAAAATTGCTTTATCAAAGTCTTTAGACTCAATGTTAACCAGTTGCTCTGTTACAATTTGATCAACGCTTTCAAATTTGCTATCAGGCAGGTCGTCAGTTGTTCCGTCTACATTGCTTTTTTCTTGTATTAGACTAATTTCTCTAATATCATGTTCAACCATATAGGTTTCTTTGATAAAGTTTGCTTCTTCAAATGTAATATCAATGTCAAGGTTAACTTTTAGATACATTTTACTTTTCATAATAGTATCTTTTTCGTCAATTAGCCTGCTTAGTTTGACGGTTCTATACTTAGGACAGTCTGGCCAATCAATGAACTGAGGCTCATTACCCCACTCTAAGGTCATCATACCTCGAGCATCGTCCCATGTGTCGGCAAAGTTATGGGGAAACGCATTGCCCATGTAGACAATTTTGTCACGTTGTTGACGTTTGTGGAAGTGTCCACTAAACACATAGTCCTGATGTTTGAAGTGACTTGCTTGTAATTCACCATGATCGGGCATTTGTACCATTGCGTTCATGTAGAACAAGGGCAATTCAAAGTGCCCAAACATGTATTTGCTCTTAACTTGACTAATAGTTTTCCACTCGTCGCCAATTAGCCAAGGAACCAAGGTAACATTGTCAATTGTTGTAACACGATCAACAACAGTTACACCTGGAATGTGACGTCCAAACGCAGAACTATGAATATCACGCTTGTCTTTATAGAACAGATCGTGGTTACCTGGAAACCAATAGAACTGCTCGAAGGCCGCTCCTAATTTTTCCAGGCAGCGGATCGATGTGTCTAACGTAATTAAGTTAATTGAGTTACGGTTATGATGCCAATCACCTAGGAAGATTGCAGTTTCACAACCTTCCTTTTTTGATGTTTCGATAAACCAATCAACGAAGTCTTCGCAATCTTGATTATGTAATTGACTATTTGATTTTAGTCCAAAGTGTATGTCGGTAAAAC